GACTGCCCGATAATTATCGATGACACCGTGAGGGTTGACAATGGCGTCAAGTTGCTGGCTGGCGTGGATGGCCAGTGCAGAGGCGCGTCCCTTGCCGGTGACTGTAGCGGCAAGAGACAAGGCGGCACCTTGCTTGGCGTAGTGTTCAGCCTTAACAATGGCCGTTTTCTGGCCGGTGGCCTTGGCGATGGCACCGGCCCCAATGATCTTGGACACGGTGGCAAGGCCAGTGTGCACGATGGCGTCTGCACGTACCATGGCTGGGGTGTTGACGATGTTAGACATAAGTATTCCTCTTGAATTTGAGAACTATAGTTCTCATGGTTAAAAATACAGTAGGGTAAACCCTACCGGCCATTTAGGCATCAAGTGCGATCACTTGAGCTTCTATTCTACTGGGTTTTCGCCCTGGATGACAGACTTTCGAAAGTATTATTTTATAGGTGGTTTCCCCAGTAGACAAAAATGATTTTTTGGTATATGCGCGCGCGTGCGCACCTTATGTATTAGACAGTGATTTTGAATACCTGGGTTTTCAAATTTATTTGAAAACAGAAGTACTCATTTTGGAATGAGAAACCAAAGTAGTCATGTATACTTTTGTTTTCAATTCAAGACGGCTACCTCTTTTCACATCGTGGAAAGCGCCGCGCTGTATCAGAGAAAATTTGACTGTAAAAAATATATGAAAACTTTGACGTATACGCAATTAAATTCGTGTAAAATAGGTTCACATTCAAACAAGGAGCTAAATATGGCTAAAAATTACGTAGGTATTTTACACGGAAGTTTACAAATCACTGAAAAACTTGGAGTAGATAGTCGAAAAGAGATTATTTACAAAGCTATTTGTACCTGTGGTTGTAAAGCAAATACAACTTTCAGAGCTTCACAGATTAAAACTCTTCTCGAAAGACCTGTAAAAAAATGTGTCAATCACAAAACAAACTTATCAGAATTGACTTATAAGTCTTTCACTCACAGGTTGTACGCTATCTGGAGTGGTATGCACAACAGATGTTACAACGGAAACAACCCAGAGTATCCACGCTACGGTGGAAGAGGTGTCCAAGTTTGTGATCGTTGGTTTGAACTAGAAAACTTTGTAGAAGATATGGGAGTACCTAATGGAAGAATGTCAATAGATAGAATTGACAATAACGGTAACTACTGCCCTGAAAACTGTAAATGGTCCACAGCAGAAGAACAAGCTCGTAACAGAAGATCAAATAAAGTACTTGATTACCTAGGCAAGAGCCAAACAATGATTGAATGGTGCGAGGAACTAAATCTTGACTATAACAGTGTTCAGTTACGTATACAGCGTAGTTGGAGTGTAGAAAGAGCTTTAAATACTCCAACTGAAAAGCCCTACGCTAAGAAGTTACAGGGCAAATCTAAGTCTTTTGACAGCAGACCTTGACAAAATGACACGGCCCACCTCACAATCCTCAAAAGGAAAAACACCCATGTCAGATTTCGTACTAAAACCCCAACCAAAAACAGTAACACCAGCGCCAGCGCCAGCACAAATCCAAATACAAGCCAACACTCTCAAAGACCTTGACCTCGACAAAGAGCTTCTTGACCAGTACCAAAGCGCCAAACAACTATTAAAAGACGTTCAGTACGAAGAAGGTGTACCACTCAACCAAAAAGCCCAGATCACAAACACTATTACAAGTATCTTGCAAGCAATCATAAAGATGCAGCAAGACCTGTACAACATTGAAAAAATCAAACTTATTGAAAACGTACTCATAGAAACTCTTAAAGAGCATGAAACGCTCAGAGATGCCTTCATTGAAAAGTACGAGCAAGCCTTGAAAGCCAAGTTATGAAAACTCATGTTAAAGACCGAATCAGTAAAGAACTGTATGATGATTTGTACAATAGACGTAAAACAGTACGTGAAGTCGCTAAAATCTTGGGTGTTAACGAGAATTATTTGTCTCATGCTATCCCAGAACGTGCCCCTAAGCGTAATCCTAAGCTTTTGCGCGCTACAAGACGCTTATACCAAGATCAAATTGCACGCGAAGTTATAGAAGGCAAGCACTCTATTTACGTTGGTGCAGAACTTGCGCACGTAAGCCAGAGAACCTTGTTCAGAAGACTGGCAAAGTTGAGGGCTGAGAAATGATCTTCATATTGGCGAAAAACGCAGAAGCTGCAAAACAGTTGGCGCGAGCTAATGACTTGCTGCCCAAAGACTGGAAATATGTTTACACGCCAACAGTGCTGCACGGAGTCAGGAATCGGGTTTTATGGCTTGGATACGACTATACAAGTCACCCAGACATGAGAGAAATACTTGATGTGGCTGTACATCACTGCTTCAGAATATTTGAAGTAAGTGAAGTACCAAAATACACCTTGTCAAAGCCAGCATGAAAGTACTCATAGCGTGCGAGTTTAGCGCAGTTGTTAGAGATGCTTTTGAGAAAGCAGGTCATGACGCGACATCTTGTGATCTTGATCCAAGTGAAAAGCAAGGTAAACATTACCAAGGTGATGTGAGAGACTTACTTAATGAGTACTGGGATTTGATGATTGCATTTCCACCTTGTACGCATTTGGCTGCTAGTGGTGCAAGGCATTTTGAACAAAAACGTAAAGATGGAAGGCAAAAAGAAGCTATCGACTTCTTTTTGCAGCTTGCCAATGCTGATATACCCAAGATTGCCATTGAAAATCCTATTGGGATCATGCAGTATCACTATAAAAAGCACTCTCAACTCATTCATCCGTGGCAGTTTGGCCACAAAATGAGCAAATCTACGTGTCTTTGGCTCAAAAATTTACCTTGTTTAGTGCCAACAAACATTGTAGAAAAGGGTGAATTTGTAACTTTACCTAACGGCAGTCGCATGTCAAAGTGGTACTATGAAGCATCTAATAAGCCTGCAAAAGAGCGCACAAAGCTTAGAAACACAACATTTTCAGGTATTGCTGCTGCTATGGCAGAACAGTGGGGAAAAGAATGATTTTAGAACACATAGATCGCATCAAAGACGGTGCAAATGACGTATATAGCCTCACAAACTTGAGCAAATACATTGAGAAAAACCTGTATTTGGAGGGAAAACGTTACCAATTTGGCAATAAATATGGTTTTCAAGCTGATATTATCAATGATAATAGTCGCGTAACAAATACAGTGAAACCTGCGCAGATTGGTATGACAACAGCAACGATGGCGTACATCCTTGCTGCAGCCAGCACACAGAAGAAGTTCAACAGTATTTACAGCTTGCCAACAAGTAACGATGCACAGAAGTTGGTGACGACAAAGCTTGACCCATTGATCCAAGGCTCACCGGAACTCAAGCGGATTTTGGATTACCACGTTGATAACAACGAACTCAAAAAGCTGGGTAACAATTTCATCTTTATTCGTGGATCACGCAGCGAAACTGCAGCCCTGTCCATCAGCGCAGACGCCCTTGTAGCAGACGAAATTGATCGCAGCGACCCCGACACACTCAAGCAGTTCCGAAGCCGCTTGCAGGCCTCAGAATTGCAGATCATCAAGCAGTTCAGCACACCTACCATTGAAGGTGTTGGTATTGCTAAGGAAGCTGAGACAAGCAAGCGGTATCGTCACATGGGTAAGTGTGCATGTTGTGGTAATGTGTGGTTGCCAACATACCACACAGACATCATTATTCCGGGCTACAACGGAGACTTGAAAGAAATTACAAAGACTTCCATTAAAGATGTGGAGTGGCAAAAAGCTCGGTGGAATTGCCCATCTTGCGGTAAAGACCCACAACTGCATCCTTCAACTTTGGAATGGGTTTGTGAAAACGTACAAGATAACTATGAGGCGCACACTTACTATGTGACTCCTATCACTGCTTGCCTTGTTTTAAAGCCTGCATATTTGGTCCGTACAAGTACAGAATTTAACACTCGAAGCGAGTGGGCCAACCAGACACTTGGCGAAACTTGTGAAGAGGAAAATGAGCAGATTGTACTGACAGATATTGATGCTGCAGAAACCCAAAATGATTTGAACTCAACTGAGATTCATTATTTTGGCGCGGACATGGGAACGTTTTGCGCTGTCAGTATTGGACGCATGACACAAGAAGGCTTTTTGATTGTCGTGTATAGAGAGCTTGTTCCGCTTGCCAACTTTGAAAAGCGTAGACTTGAATTGATACGTAAGTACAAGTGTATTGTTAGTGTTCACGATACGCAGCCGTATGTAACAGAGATCATGAGAATCTGCGATATGGACGCAAACGCTTATGGTGCTATTTTTACAACTACAAAAACGACTGAGATGTACACCTTGCAGGAGAAGTTGGAAAATCCTGAAGAGGGTAGGCTTAATCTTAGGATGCTGAAAATTAACAGGACTGTGGCACTAGATGCTATTAGGGATTTGTTTAAAGAGCGCAAAATCTTGATGACAAAGACTGAAAAGTCTGACAACTTTAAAGATCAGTATGTATCACTTAAACGTGTGCAGCATTTTGTAAAAGACGAACTCACATTCCAGTGGGTTAAGACGGACAAGGAAGATCACATGATGTTCAGCTTGCTGTACCTCTACCTTGCGATCAAGTTGCGTGGCAGAACACAAGGATGGACTGCATTGGGGTCTGTGCCACTGGTCAGTAAGTATGTTGCAAAAGCAAATATTTAAGGTTAGAATCCCCGCAGCGCGGGGATTCTCGCTTTAAGGTACAAGATTATGAATATCCGAGATATTTTTACTGGACTGTTCACTGTTGCAAAAACGCAACAGTCGCAAAGTGTTGCAAATGAGCAACAGTCGGAATTTGAAGCGGCTGCATTGCCTTCCAACCCTTTGCCAAAAGCGCCCAAAGGTCCGCAGGCTTTGCCGGGATACCGGACAAGGATTGAGGTAAACACCAGTCCGATTTTGAAGACTTCGGTGAAGTCGGCTACGTTGGATCGCGTTTCGGACTTGCGAAATCAAGTCGATGACTACTCGGCACTGCGTGCGATCACCAAAAATAGCCCAGAGTTGAGTTCTGCGCTCAGTCAGGCTTTGCGTGCTGGTATTCCAGAAGAGTTCACCTTGATTGGTCGTGACATGGACGGTCAAGTGGATGCTGAGGTGACTGGCTTGGCGCATGAGTTGCTTCGCCGCTTGACTTTCATGGGTGCGGCTGATGGCAGCTTTGGCGCTCAGCAAGGCTTGCAGTCTTTGTCGGAAACCTTGGCTATTGATATGCAGTTGACAGGGGCTATGGCTTTGGAAGTGGCGCTTGATAAAGCTCGGATTCCTGCAAGCTTTAACCCTGTTGCCGTTAAGACCTTGCGTTTTTATGAAGAAGATAATGCGTTTAGGGTTGTACAACTTGTAGGTGGACAAGAAATTGATTTGGACATACCAACGTTTATTTATGTTACGTTGGATCAAGCTGTTACTGAAGCCTATCCGACAAGTCCTTTGACTGCAAGTGTTCAGCCTGTTCTTGCAGACTTAGACTTTAACAATGATATGCGCAGGGCTTTGAAGCGTGCAGTTTTGCCTCGCATGACTTCGATTATTGACAGTGAAAAATTCAGAAAGAACACACCGCCAGAAGTTTTGGCTGATCCAGAAGCTTATGCCAAATATCAGAACGAGACTATCAATACCGTACAGTCTGTTATTAACGGCCTTAATCCAGAGGATGCGATTGTCAGTTTTGACTTTATCAGTCATGCTTATGTCGATGGTGGTCATGATCCATCTACTGTGATTGAGCGTGTTCAGAAAGTCATAAATGCTAAGCTTGTGTCTGGCGCTAAGACTCTACCTGTCACTTTGGGTTTCAGTTCCACGAGTTCAGCGTCTAGCTCTGAGAGCTTGCTGTTTGTCAAGCATTGCGATTCTATTCGTAGAAAACTCAATGAAGCTTATAGTCGTGCTCTGACTATAGCTGTTCGTTTGATGGGTAAAGATGGCTACGTTGAATTTGTGTACGACACGATCAACTTGCGCCCTGAAGACGAACTTGAAGCGTTCAAAACGATGAAGCAGTCCAGAATTTTGGAGTTGCTGTCTCTGGGCATGATCTCAGATGAAGAGGCTTGCTTGAAATTGACTCGTCATTTGCCGCCTGCGGGTATGCCCAAGTTGTCGGGGACTATGTTTAGAGCCGCCAATACTGGTGTCAACCCAAACCCCACATCGAACACGGCAAACGCTACAGAACGAAAATTGCAGCCTGATACACCGGCAAATCCGAAGTCTTAATACACGAAAACGCTTCGATTGTCATTAAGACATGGAAACTTTAAAATAGAATACACACCAAACGGCAGGCTAAAAATGGTTTACGAACATAAACGCGGTGCAACACTTGACTTATCTGGTAGATTGGCACCTACAGATGGTCAAACACAAGACTTTACCAACTGGATTGGTAAAGCTCAAATCCGCACGCTTGGAGATGTTCTGATCGACACGCTTGTGTTTACATGGTTGAACGCTGCTACTGGTGATCTTCGTATTCGCAGTTCTGGATCATCTAGTGCTTGGCCTTTGGGTGTTGCTGAAATTGACGTAAGATTTGAAACACCTGCAGGTGATTTCTTGTACACGACTACTCAGCAAATCATGATTATCAGAGAGTCAACTCGTGTTTCAGCTTAACCTTACTCCAACAGTAAGTTATGAACTTACTTTAACCAACACTGTAGAAGGTGTTGAGGGTAGCGTTGAGCTTAAACTACCTACTAGCAAGTTAAACAGCAATGTTGAACTTCAGCTTTCACCATTTTTTGTAGGTGAAAAAGGTGATAAGGGCGATAAGGGTGATACAGGTGAGCAAGGTGCACAGGGACCGGAAGGGCCAAGCTTAATTGGTGGTTATCCAATTGCGCTGTCTTCTTTGGGTTCTGGTGATCTTTTGGCTTTTTCACAAAACAAATGGATTAACACACCGCAGTCAAGCGTGACAGATGGTGGAAATTTTTAAGGAAACGTTATGAGCAATCTTGTTCGCATAAAAAGACGCGCCGCTGGTGGTGCTGCTGGCGCACCAGCTTCACTTGCCAATGCGGAATTGGCATACAACGAACAGGATGATGTCCTGTACTATGGTTTTGGTACAGGTGGTGCTGGTGGCACTGCCACTACCGTAAAACCTATTGCTGGTTCCGGTTATGTAGTGAGTTTGAATGGCTCATATGCTAACCCATCATGGATCACAAGCTTAGCTGGTAGTAAGGTTACTGGTGATATTGCTGGTAATGCCGCCAATGTGACTGGTACTGTTGCACTTGCCAATGGTGGTACAGGTGCTGCAAACGCTGCTGGTGCGCGTACAAACCTTGGACTTGTCATTGGTACTGATGTTCAGGCTTATGATGCAGATTTGTCTGCTATCGGTGCATTGGCTGGTACAAGTGGTCTGCTGAAAAAGACTGCTGCAAACACATGGACACTGGATACCGCCACCTATCTGACTGCAAACCAGACAATCACATTTAACGGTGACTTGAGTGGTTCAGGTTCAACTTCGGTTTCTTTGACACTGGCTAACAGCGGTGTGACTGCTGGTACTTACAACAACTCTGCTACTGCTGTAACACCTATCACATTTGATGCAAAAGGTCGTGCAACCGGTACAGGTGCTGCTGTTACCATCACACCAGCATGGACTTCCATTACTGGTAAACCTACAACTTTGTCTGGCTACGGTATTACCGATGCTTATACCAAGACTGAAGTTGATACACTGGTGCAGGGCCTTGATCCTAAAGCATCTGTTGTGGCTGCTTCGACTGCAAACATTGCATCTCTGTCTGGCACAATGACCATTGACGGTATTGCCCTAATTGCTGGTGATCGTGTTCTGCTGAAGGATCAGTCTACAGCCTCACAAAACGGTGTGTATGTTGTGTCTGCTGGTGCATGGGCACGTGCTGCAGACATGAGCCTCTGGTCTGAACTGCCTTCTGCATATCTGTTTGTGGAAAAAGGTACAGTTAACGCTGATATTGGTTATCTGTGTACTGTTGACCAAGGTGGTACACTGGAGTCTACTGCAATTACGTTTGTACAGTTCAGTGGCGCTGGTCAAATAATTGCTGGAGCCGGTTTGACAAAAACTGGCAATCAAATTGACATTGCTACAGCCTCTTCTACACGAATTGTTGTAAACTCTGACAGCATTGACTTGGCTACAATTGGTACTGCTGGTACTTACCGTAGCGTGACTGTTGATGCTTATGGTCGGGTCAGCGCTGGTACAAATCCTACCACATTGTCTGGCTACGGCATCACTGATGCACAGGCTTTAGATGCAACTCTTACAGCCTTGGCTGGCTTGACTACTGCTGCAAACCAGTTGATCTACTCCACAGGAGTTGACACATTTGCAATGACAAGTTTCACGGCTTTCGGTCGAAGTCTTGTGGATGACGCAGATGCTGCTACTGCTCGATCAACTTTGGGCCTTAACTCTATGGCTGTCCAAGCGAGTGATAACGTAAGTATTTCTGGCGGCTCCATTACAAACTTGTCAACGTTTGATGGCGTCACAGTTGACTGTGGAACTTTCTGAAGTTTTGTTGTAAAATCACAGGACTCTATATAGAGTCCTGTTTTAAGGTATATACCAAATGGCCAACACACTCAAGGTCAAACGCTCAAATGTAGACGGAAAAATACCAACAACCAGTGACTTAGGCAGTGGTGAGCTTGGTGTTAATATGGCTGACCGAAAGATATACATTAACAACGGAACTTATATAGTCAAAGTTGGTAGTGGTACATTGGAAGGTCTAGCAGATGTAAATGCCTTAACACCTGTAGCAGGAGATGCCTTAGTGTACACAGGTACACAGTGGGCAAATACAGACCGTGTTAATGCCAAAACCATTTACGAAACAGTAAAGAATGTAAGCGGAACTACGCTTGCTAAAGGTACGCCAGTTTATCAAGTTGGAACTTCTGAAAATTCAGTTACAGTTGGTGCGGCTCGTGCAGACGATCCCGCAAAACTTGCTGTCGGAGTTCTTGACGAAACCACCGCAGACCAAGCTGAAGGCCGTATGTTGGTCTTGGGTGAGATCAAGGGTGTGGATACCAGCACATTTGTGACTGGTGACAAGATTTATTTAGGTGCAAGTGGTGGTTACACTAATGTACCTCCTGCTACTGCAGCACATCAGTTTCTAGGTGTTGTTTTCCGTGTTGACGCTAATAGTGGTAGTGGCTACATTACTGGCACACTGCTGCCAGATGCAGTTCGCTGGACAGGTACTGCGCTTGAGGCATGGACCGGCACAGCTTGGACATCTGTAAGCGGCGGTGGTGGTTCAGGCACCGTAACTTCGGTGGGCTTATCTATGCCCCCAATTTTTGATGTTACTGGCTCTCCAATTACATCAAGCGGCAGCTTAACAGCAGCCTTTACTAACCAGACGGCGAACACGGTTTTTGCGGCCCCCGATGGCTCAAGTGGTACGCCAACGTTCCGCGCTTTATCGGCAGCAGACATACCCGTACTTACACTTGAGAAGCTTCCTGATGCGTGGGTCAAGAAGTCTGTGCGAGCCGCAACAACAGCCAACATTTCTTTGAGCAGCACACAAACCATTGACGGCATTGCTCTTGCGGTTGGTGATCGTGTTTTAGTCAAGAATCAGACAACATCTTCTGCTAATGGTATCTATGTGGTAGCAACAACAACATGGTCTAGGGCAGCAGATGCAAATACTTCTTCGGAGCTAGCTGCTGCTTCGGTAGGCGTTGATTCAGGAACTATAAATGGTGGTCTTACATTTGATTGTAACTTTAAATCCACTGATACATTAGGCACTACTTCGATGAATTGGGGCAAAGTATTAGATACAAAGGGTGCAGGTACTGATTTCATAACACCTAATGGTAGTGAAACCTTGTCCAATAAAACTTTAACAAGTCCAATTATCAATACAGGTACTGCTTCTGGACTGATCCTCAATGACGGATATAGAGAAGAAGTGTTTGTAATCACCGGTACTACACCAGCAATATCTCCCAATAACGGCTCAATCCAAATTTGGTCGCTTACAGCCAGTTCAACACCAACTGCTGGCACTTGGGTGGATGGTCAATCGATTACACTTACGGTTATCGCTAGCGCCTCATATACTATTTCATGGAATTCTATGGGAGGTATAGCTTGGAAGACAGATGGTGGTGGTCCACCAACACTTAATACATCAAGTGCAACCGTTATAACTCTTTGGAGAATTGGTGGTTCAATCTACGGTGCCAGAGTGGGGAATGCATAATGTTGGCTCAAAAATTAATTGGGGCAACTGCTACTGCGGCTGCTGCCCCTAAACAGCAGTTTATTGCCGTTGCTCACTCCGGTACTCCGTATATCACAGCATATCCTTGGAGTAGTAGTAGTGGATTTGGTACTAAATTCGCCAATCCCAGTACGCTACCTACTGGGATTGGCAACGCAGTAGCTTTTAGCCCTTCTGGTAACGCTATTGCCATCGCAAACGCTGGTAGTTTAATTGTCACAGCATATCCTTGGAGTAGCAGTGGATTTGGAACTAGATTCGCTAACCCCGGTACGCTGCCTGTAGGTACAAGCTGCTTTGATGTAGTTTTTAGCCCTTCTGGTGACGCTATTGCATTTGCGCACAATAACAGTCCCTATATCACAGTATATCCTTGGAGTAGCAGTGGATTTGGTACTAAATTCGCCAATCCTGCTACGCTACCTACCGGTAGTGGCAACGGTGTAGCTTTTAGCCCTTCTGGTGACACTATTGCAGTTGCTTATAGCGACTTCTTTGGTCCTTACATCAATGCATACCCTTGGAGCAGTAGTGGATTTGGAACTAAATTCGCCAATCCTAGTACAACACCCACAGCCAACGGCAACGGCGTAGCTTTTAGCCCTTCAGGAGATGCTATTGCAGTTGCGAGCCTTGGTAGTCCTTATATCTATGCGTACCCTTGGAGCAGTAGTGGATTTGGCACTAAATTTGCCGAACCTAGTATATTGCCTCCAAACAATGCAAACGAAGTAGCTTTTAGCCCTTCTGGTAACGTTATTGCAGTTGCGCACACTACCAGTCCCAATATCACAGTATATCCTTGGAGTAGTGGCGGATTTGGAACTAAATTTGCCAACCCCGGTACGCTGCCTGCAAGCACTGGCCAAAGCGTAGGTTTTAGCCCTTCTGGTACGGCTATTGCAGTTGCTCACTCAAGTAGTCCCTTTATTACTGCATACCCTTGGAGCAGCAGTGGATTTGGAACTAAGTTTGCCAATCCAACTACACTGCCTCCAAACGTTGGCAATGGCGTAGCTTTTACAGAAATTTAATCATGATCAACAATACTTATCAAAAAGAAATTCTTACCAGTGCACTTGATGCTCGTATTCGCGAAGTCACGGAGTATCAGGTTAATATCGACAACTTCCGTCTTGCCATTGAGCGTATTGGCGACGATCCCGAACTTCAGCAGTTCAAAGAGCAAATCACCGGGCTGATGCAGTCGTCTATTTTGGAGCAGAAGAAAGCTCAAATCATGCTGGAAGTTATCCAGTCACAGTTGGAGTAACCCATGTACGCACTCATCGAAAACAATACTGTCAAGCAGTACCCTTATGGTATTGACGTTCTACGCCGCGACAACCCGCAAACCAGCTTTCCAAAAGATCCCACGGACGGACTGCTGGCAAGTTGGGGTGTGCTGCCTGTTGTGCGAGTTGAAATTCCCACATACGACCCTAAATTGCAGCGTGTTGAAGAAAGCACTCCTGTGTTAGTTGATGGTCACTGGACTCAGACTTGGAATATTTTGGAACTAACCTCCCAGGAACTTGCACAGCAACAAGCTGAGTATGTAGCGCAAGCCGAAGCGCAACGCGCCGAGGCTTATCGTACCGAGTCTGATCCACTATTTTTTAAAGTGCAACGTGGTGAGGCAACTATGGAACAGTGGTTAGCCAAAGTTGCTGAAATAAAAGTTCGTTATCCGTAAGGGAATTAGATATGCAAACAAGTAAACCTCAACAAACTTTCACACTCAAAGATTTAAGTGGCCAAGACATTGAAGCCATTATGACAGGACTTGGTGAGCTTCAAGCAAAGCAGTCTCGGACTGTGATGAACAAACTTGAAACTCAGATCGTGCAACAGCTACAAGTTCAAGAACTGCAAAAACAAAGCTTAGCTAAATCAAATTCAAACGAGGAATGATTTATTTGCAGTTTACAACAGACTGTGCTAAAGTTTGGCAGACCAGTTTTAACACACTTAAACTGTATAATTGCAAAGAATAACCTGTTAGGAATCGCCATGAATGAAATTTGGTTTGGCTCTGAAGCCTCATACTTTGAAGCCAAAAGCTCGATTGAAAAATATACAGCCCACATGAGTACACCTGCTGGTCAGGCGTACATGAGTGATGACGAAGAAGATGATGGTACAACAGCACCTTACCTATCTGTCATTGACAATGTAGGACTTATCACAATCCAAGGACCACTTGCTGACGCAACTTTCGGTTACTGGGGTCCAATCTTTGGCATCACAGGTTATGGCGACATCCAAGAAGCTTTGGTTGCTGCTACTCGCAATCCTGACGTTAAATCCATCATGCTTGTTATTAAGTCTGGTGGTGGTGCTGTATCTGGTGTAAGCGAGACTGCAAAGTTCATTCAAAACGTCGATAAAGTAAAACCCATTATTGCTTATTCACCTTCAGCAATGGCAAGTGCAGCCCTGTGGCTTGGTGTAGCTGCTCGTGAAACTTATGTTTCAACTACTACCATTGCAGGTAGTATTGGTACAATCATGGTCATGATGAGTCGTTACGAGCAACTCAAGCAAGACGGTATTGATGCTGTTGTAGTTCGTTCTGGCAAATTTAAAGCCTTGGGACACCCTGCTGAACCTATCAGTGATGCTGCTGTTGAAATTGCACAGGCTCAAGCTGACTACCTGTCAAGCATTTTCCTGAACTACGTTGCTGAGCGCCGTGGTGTTTCTACTGTTGCGGCTGATACCAAGTTTGGTCAAGGCAGGGAGTTTATTGGTGAGCAAGCAGTCGCTGTAGGACTTGTGGATGGCCTCAAAAGCTATACCGAAGCCTTTATAACGACAAAATCTAAATTCATTCCTGCCAACAACTCAACAGTAGTTGGTGCTACAATTGCGGACAGCACAGCTAACGCTGATAATGCGAATCATCTTGAAGGAACAAACATGCCTCGACCAACCCATATTCCAACTCCAGAAGAACTGGCAGCAATGGCTGCTGGTATCGACTTGAGTGCTGAAGCTGCCACTGATGAAGCCTCAAACGCTACTGGCGAAAATCCTACCACTGAAACTCAAGCTTCAACTGGTGAGTCGCCAACTGCTGAAGCTGATACTCGTGTGGCTGAACTGCAAGCTTTGATGGATGCTTCCGCTGCTGCACAGGCTGAATTGCAATCCAAGTTTGATGCTGCACAAGCTGAAATCGCTGCAATCAAAGCTGAACAAGAATCCAGTGCTGCTGTCATGTCTGCAATGTCAGACATCGTTCGCGGCACTATCAAAACGATGTCACTGCCTTTGAACTTGGCAACTGACACACTGGCTGAACTGAATGGGTCTGCACTGTGTGCTAAGCACAAAGAAACCGCAGACCTGTTCAAGTCAAAAGTGAAAGCGGGTGGTGTTGCCGCAGCCACGCGCCAGCAACGTGAGGAAGAAACTACTCAAGCTGCTGTCGTGAACCCGCTATTTGTAGCTGCGGCGAAGCTCAACTCCCAAAAAGGAAAGTAAATCATGGCACGCGACCATTTCATTCTCCCCACTGTCCCTGAAGAAGACTCGACTGCTGTGCGCCTTGGCGCAGGTAATTCCGAAGCTCAACGAATGGACTACAAAGAAGTCGGCAAGTTTGTAAAACTTGCAGGTGAATCCCGTTATGACTTGACTGCTGTTGGCAACGACATCGAAGGTCAAATCACTTCCGTGGAATTGGCTCCACAAAACGGTTACACCATCGGTGCTATCCAAGGCGAAGGCCGCATGTTCGTCACTTTTGACGGTCTGCAAGGTACCCCCGGCACGGGTGTGATCGCTGTTGGTGACTACGTTGTGACTGGTACTGTAGTTGCCAAAGGTACTGCCCTGACCGGCTATCCAAAAGTTTGCAAGGCAACTACCCCTGCGAACTCCGTGTTCAAGTGGCGTGTTGTTTCTCTGGGTGCTGCTGGTAGCGGTGCTGTTGGCACTGTTGGTGTTATCGAGAACATCTACTGATCCACCCGTAACATCAACCCATCTACAATTCTGGAGTAAACAAAATGAAAGTTTCGTACATCGACAACAAGGGCGCAGTGCAAGCCGTGACCCTTGAAGAAGGTCAACTGGCTGCGGCTGTCAAAAGTGGTGATCCTGTCGCCCATTTGAACCGCGCCTATGCTGACGCCGACATGAAGTTCGGTTCGGCCTTTGACCAGTTCAAGCTGTCTGCCGGTCTGATCCGTGCTGACCAAGCAAACCCAATGGGCCTGCGCTCTGCTACCATTGGTGCAGTGTTGAATGGCGAAGGTGGCATCCAAGCCGCTAACGTTCAGCAAAACACCACTCCTTTCGGTACTGCTTCGCGTCAGTTCACCAGCATCGCTATCATCAATGAAGTGATGTCGGAAGCCCAAAGAGATCGTACCACTGACACCGTTTCGTTCAACGAAATGGTTGGTAACTCGATTTCTGTGACCACAGAACACTTCGAGCAACCTGTTGTTGACTACACCAACGTTGGCGGTCCTGAGTCTGCCAAAGCTGGTCGTGTGGCCCAAGGCGCTACGCCACCCAAGATGCTGTTCTTCAAGACCAGCGACCGTATCCGCCGCCTTGGTGCTTGGACCATCGGTATGGAGTGGACAGATCAAGCTCTGGCCAACACCACTATCGACTACGTGGCACGTACCACTGCTCACTACCTGCTGGTTGAACAAGATGAGCGCGTTTACCGCTATCTGAGCAACTTGTTCCAAGGTGACGGTGATTTCGTGACTGGTGCAATCTCTTCGGTGACTTCGGCTTCCTTGGATGCTGCTTCCACCGGTGGTGTTCTGACTCACAAGGCTTGGGTGAAGTTCTTGGCCCGTAATCGTAAGTATCGCAAGATTACTCACGTTGTGATGGACATTGACACCTACCTGAAGCTGGAAGGCCGTACTGGTCGTCCAGGTAGCAACAACTACGATCCAACTTTGGTGCGCATTGACCCACAAGCGGCAATGATTAACAACACATTCGGCAACGATGTGCGCATCTTCTTGGTGGACAGTGCTGCTGAAGGTGGTCCAGTTCCTGCAAACACCATCTGGGCTATTGACGCCAGCATCGCCATCACCAAGGTGACGAACACTGCTGCTGCCTACAACGCTATTGAAGCTTATGCAATGAAGCGTACAACTGCTCTGCGTATGGACTGGGCTGAAGAAGTCTTCCGTACTTTGGGTGACAGCGAACTGCGCCCATTCGACTCGCTGACCATCAGCGCCTAAGAAAGGATAGACGGGAGGCAACTCCCGTCTTTCAACTATGCAAGTCCGTAAAGTTCAAGACCCAAAAGGCGTTTGGTTGATTAACATTGCCAAGTTTGGTTTTGTCGATCCTACAAACGGTACACGTTTTGACCCTCAAATTCCAACGCAAGCGGAGTTGACCGATTGGGTGAAATCCCAAGACGCGATCATTCAACCTTGGGTTGATCCTGCGGAAGAAGAGGCTCAAAAGGCTGAGTTGGCAGAAGCTGCCGCTAAAGAGGCAGAAGCCTTGGCCGCTAAAAAGCCTGCTGAAAAGAAGTAAATCAGCAAAACCTATGAGAGAAAACCCGCTTCGGCGGGTTTTTGTTTGCCTGCAACATAAGGTATGCCAAATTATGTCAGTTATTGGTACTAGACACTCTGTAAAATCGTAGTATGAACCTTACACACTACACTACCAATGATGAAGTCCGCGCTGTTATAGGTGTCTCTGAAGAAGAGATTACAGACAACGACCTTGCACTTCCAATCTGGAGCACTGCGCTTGAGTTAAAACTCGCGGAAACAAGTGACTTGCTTATCAGTACTTATGACGATGTTGCTGAAATTGCAGAATCAAGTCGCACGGTAAACCAGCAAAAATTCTATCTACTGACACGCATGTACTCAGCTTATGCTGTTGGTGAAGAACTTTTAGCTACACAACCTATGTTCAGTTTTAAGCGAGTTACTGATGGTAAAGCTGAAGCTGAACGTTTTGACAAATGGGAAGATGTCAAAGTTGGTGTCATTAAAGGTGCCAGTGTTGCAAAGAAGCGCCTCATGCTTGCGCTTGGACTGCTAAACGTTGGTTATGATACACCGGCTACTACAACACTTACTCCGATTTTAAGTACTGGTATTGCTTCTGATCCAGTGACAGGAGTTTAATATGCGACTTAAAAGTGCTGCTAAATACTTTGACACATGCCCAGTTTATGATGCTTACTCTGGAAACTTGTTGTTTAAGGTACAAACTTCCACGTTTTTGGAAAGTGCTGCTGAAGGTAATACAGCCGCTAGAAGAGTCATCTCGCTTGCGCCAAACCTGAGCATACCTTCGCACAACTGCATCCTTGCCTTGGATCAATTGTGGGTTGTCGGTGCAAATAATCCTGACGAATGGAATGGCTCTCAAATCCGTAAGGCTTACTGGACCAAACGAATTACGGACAACTTTAAGTTACTCACCCCCGGACAGGCTGCACTTTCTAGTGCAGGAATAGCTGTTTTCGGCAGTAAACAGTATTTGAAAGACACGCCAAACAATGTAACAGATGCTGAGCTTGACCCTATGTGGGACATCTCAATCAGCGCAAATTCTGTCGCATCTCGTGGCTACTTCCTCAAGAGTGCCAATACGTTGTACCGTATTCGTGTAGCTTACAATGATCTTGATGGCTTTTTGACATGCCAATCTGATGAAGTTGACGAGAAGGTTGTCTATGCCAGCATAGCAAGTACTGCTAGGTATAACCCAGTAACTGATAAATACAGTCCCACCATTGTCACTACAACAGCTGTTTTACTTGACTACTATAAATCGTATGTTAAGACTACTGCAACAGGTGTACAACCAGTTGCTGGAGACTTAACCATGATACTCGCTAAAGCAGCAGTCGTAGTCTCTGTTGGGCAGGAAATTACAATTCAGGAATCTCGATACAAAGGTACTTGGAGAGTTTTAAATGTTACAGACGAGCATGATGCTTTGAATCTGCATATTCGGAGAGTGTGATGCGAATTGTACTTAGTGGCCTTAACAAATACCGTAAAAAGACAGAGAAAGAAAAAGCTCGTGTCAAGCAAGGTGCTGCTAATTATATTCGTAATAATACTAAGACGATTCTCAAGGCCTTAGTGTTAAATACTCCACAGTGGAGTGGAGATACAGCAGCAAGCTGGAGAATTGACCTTAACTATCTGCCAGCGTCTGACAGTCCATCAAAACTCGCAGTAGCTGATTGGCAATTTTTAAATCCACAGTCTGACGAATATCAAGGAACTCCTCCAAGATTTTTAGGTGATGAGGATGCTTGGACAGTTGCAAAGGCAGAAGCTCAAGCAGCTTTGAAAGCTATTCGATACAACACAATTGTAAGAATTATCAACACTTCACCCTATGCTGGTGAACTTGCATCGTCACCTGAGGATGAACTTAAACTTCGTAAGGGGAACTATATTCCCGGTGATGTTATGGCAATTAACTATGTTACGGCAAAGTACAAACTTGGCTCCAACTTGGTTGGACTACAACTGAAGAATGTGATGAATTATGAGTAATATTGAAACATACCGTCAACAACTTGTATCTGCCGTTGAAGTCGCAAAAGAAACCTATGCAAACCAAGATTTGGTTATCGAATACGATAACCGATACCTTGTTGACATGAATACACAAACTGATCCTTTTTTGTGCGTTGAAGTTTCTTACGTTGGAGCAGCACAAGCAGACCTATCCAATAAACCTGTACACAAAATTGCTGGTATGTTGATTCTCACTGCTAAAGTCCGAGAAGGTGCTGGAACCGCTAATGCCTACAATCTTCTGGATCACTTTTACGAAAAATTGCAGTTTAGAGTCATTGGAGACTGCCGCATGGAGATGGCTAATATCATCAGACCAGCAAAACTAGCAGGCTGGTGGGGTATCAGTGCCATCATACCGTTTAGGGTAAACAAGTTTTCCACCTGACAGGATTTTGATTCTCTTACTTTGCAGGTGACAGAACATCGAAACTCGTTTTAAAACTTGGTAAAGTTTATAGCCATCTGTGCCACACTCTGTCAACTCCTAACCAAACCATCAAGGACATATTATGGGATTCGCATCATCCAGCGTTGAACAACTTGGCTATATCGCTGAAGCCACATTTGGTGTAACACCTGCCTCTGGCAACTATAAAAAGCTGCGCATGACTGGCGAGTCTTTGGATTACACCATTTCCAAAGAAGCCAGTGAAGAGATCAATAACACTCGCACAGTTTCCAGCATGATTCCCGTTGGTGCTTCAGCATCAGGCTCCATTGATGCTGAAATCTCTTACGCAGAATATGATCCACTTATTGAAGCGTGCCTGCAATCTACTTTTGTGGAGCACGGCACTGATGGTGTTGGCACTGCTTTTTCTGGTACTTTTACTACCACTACCATCACTGCCGCTGTTGCTCCTACTGGCAACTCAGCATTTACAACCTTGAAAAAGGGCCAGTTCTTCCGTTTGACTGCTCCCGGTAACGGCAATGATGGAAAGATTTTCCGTGTCAGCTTGACAACGGCTCCAACTGCTACTGTTATCACTGTAGAGTCTGCAACTCCTTTGGTTGTTGGTACTGGTGTTACAGGTTGCATTGTCTCCAGTGCACGCTTGACTAACGGAGCTATTCAAAAGAGTTTCTCTATTGAGCGCCAAAATAGTGACATCACTGAATACTGGTGCTACAAGGGTATGACTGTCAGTTCGATGGATGTCACTGTTTCTAGCGGTGCACGTTCCACGATGAGTTTCAGCTTCATGGGTAAAAACGCTGCTAGGTCCACATCTAGCTTGCTTCCCGGAACTGCAACTGAATCTCAAACTTACGATATTCACTCAGGTTCTACAGGCCCTGCTTGCTACATCTGGGTTGACAATGCACCACTGACTGGAACCTACATCCAATCTGCAAGTATCACTTACGATAACGCTTTGCGTAGTCAAGAGGCTGTTTGCGAATTGGGTGCAGTTGGTATTGGTTCAGGTACAGTTTCTCTGACTGGTACTCTTGAAGTTTACTTTGCAAACGGGAACTTGTTTGATAAGTTTGCCAGCAATACGAACATCTCATTTGTGTTGAGCACGCTTGATAATGCTGGTAATGGTTATATTATTACCATTCCAAAAGCTAACATCAGTGCTCTGTCAACGCAAGCTGGCGGCAAAGACCAAGATATGATCTTGTCTATCGAGATTACAGGCTTGCGTGATAACGCAAACGCTGATACAACTTTGCGTCAATTGATGTTTATTGACCGAGTTGGTGCTGCTGTTGTTTGATTCTCCTGAGGTGTTGCGTTAGCAACTTACCGGGGCAGTCGTATAGATTGCCCCGGTTTTTTCATTTTGAGCGTTGAGAAGTCAAACCGTAACTGTTAGAATCTGATTCGCAGATACCTGCTAAACCTTTGGAGAAAAATATGGATTTGTTCACAACCTTTGCTACTGATGAAAAACTTGAGATTGAAGGTCGTTGGGTTCCCTTCGATAACAAGACAAGTTTCAAGATTGCTCGTGCCTACAACAAGCACTTCAGCCGCCTGTTCCAACGCATGTACGAGTCGAATAAACATGCCCTGAAAGCAAAAGGTCCTGAAGCTGAAGAACTGGCTGACAAGATCATGTGTGAAGTCATGGCCAAAACAATCCTCGTTGACTGGAAAGGTCCAGTCTCGATCAAAGGTGAAGACCTTGGCGCATACAGTGCAGAGGGTGCACAAAAAGCTTTGAAGCTCAAAGAGTTCCGCGCTTGGGTCAATGCTCAAGCTGATGACACTGCAGCCTTCAAAATCGAGCAAGAAGACGAAGACTCAAAAAACTAAAACAGGTTCTGGCTTGGCAGTTTGAGTGGGGGTCTAAGCTGAAAATGCTTTTAGACTTTCAAGAGAAAAGCGGTACAACACCGAGGGCTCTTGCTACCAAACCTGAACTGCCAGAACACCTAGTTTTTTATTGGCAACTATTTTCTGAGTTATCAGAAGAAAGAAGCTACTCTGGCATGGGTGAGCCAAGAGCGCTATCTTTGCATAGTTTTTTGCTGTACGCTTCCTTTTACCAATTTACGAGACTTGAAGCCCAACAGTCTTGGGAGTTTGTCAGAAAGATTGACGAGCTTTGGATGGAAGAACATCAAAATTGGCGCAAAAAAGAAGCTGGAAAGGCACCCAAGCCAACTACAAAACCCACCTGAACACCGAGTTCGGTGGGTTTTGTCCTTCTTGGCTTTGCTTATTCCTTGTAAAATGTAGCAAATTGCTTTAGGTGTTCCTATGAACGAAAACGACATTGGTTTAAGTCTTGATACACGTTCTGTAGAGAAGGGTGTGGATAAGACTGTTTCGGCTTTAGATACACTGATTACTGCTTTAGAGAAGCTTGAGAAAACTTCTGCCAATTCTGCAAGAGCATCTGGAACAGAAATCAATCAAGCACTTTCACGTATCCGAGCTTTAAGTAAAGACTTGGAAGAAGTCTATATACAGGTAGCCAATGCGCAAGAGTCTGGAACTCGAAGAGGTCCACAACTTATTGCAGAACAAAACAAAGCAATTCAAAGCCTCTACGAAGCAAGACTTGCTTCACAAGTTGCACTTGGCAGTGCTGAACTTGAATTCTGGAAGCAACATGGAGTTGCGCTTGGAGGTATCCAGAAAAAACAATTAGCAGACGCTATAGCAAACCAAAAAGCTGGTGAAGCTGAGATTCGGATGCGTTCAGCTTCTGCAACTCCGATGAATCTGGATGAGACTCGTCTGCTGCTTGGCTTGCCTAGTAGAGATAGTATGAAGTCTTTTGCTGCTCAACTTAAAGCGCAAATGTCTGATGATATACAGACAACTAAGCTTAAAGCTGCTGCTGCAACTCCGATGAATCTGGATGAGACTCGTCTGCTGCTTGGCTTACCTAGTAGAGACAGTATGAAGTCTTTTGCTGCTCAACTTAAAGCGCAAATGTCTTCAGACATTGCGCAGGAAAAACTTAGAGCAGCTTCTGCAACTCCAATGAATCTGGACGAAACCCGTCTACTGCTTGGCTTGCCTAGTAGAGACAGTATGAAGTCTTTTGCTGCTCAACTTAAAGCACAGATGAGTGCTGACATGTCTCAAGTCAAGTTGAGAGCCGCTTCTGCCACACCAATGAGCCTTGATGAGACTCGTCTTCTGCTTGGTCTACCAAGCCGAGAAAGCATGAAGTCTTTTGCTGCGCAACTTAAAGGGGAAATGCTTGAGATGCAAAAAGCTCAAGCTGCTGCCACTAAAGCGCAAATTCCTTTGGATACTGTCAGTGGTGCGTTTACACCGTATGACGCTATGAAGCGTCAAGCTGCCGATTTAAAGCGTGCGCAAGCTGACCTCACAAAGAGTAATGGGGAACTTGGTGGCAGTTTCCGACAATTGGCTATTGATGGTAATGATGTCCACTCTATGGCACGAGGTTTGGCCTCTAGTTTTGGGCTTCTGTGGCTTACTTGGGGTAATCTTATTCCACTGTTTGCTGGTGCTGCGATCAGCAGCAGTGTAAAAAATGTTGTGACACTTGGTGCTGAAGTTCAGCATACAATGGAAACTATTAGAGTGCTTTCAGGTGAAAGTTCAAAGTCTGTAGGAGAGTTGAACACTCAATTACTTGACTTGGCAAGGACTGGTCCATTTGGACCAAAAGAAATTGCAGATGCAATGAAGATTTTGTCTTTGGCAGGTCTTGATGCTTCTCAGGTTTCTGCATCTATTAAAGACGTTTTGAACTTTGCTGTAGCTGGTACTACTGATTTCAAAACAGCCGCAGATGTTATGACTTCTGTTGCAACAGCCTTTAACATAACTGCTGAAGGTTATAACTATGTTGGTGATGTTATCTCAAAGACAGCCGCTGTCTCTAAATCTTCTGTGGAATCTATTGGAGAGGCCTTCAAGACTTCATCTGTACTGTTCAAGCAATACGGTGTGGCGCTTGAAGATGTTGGTCTTGGTCTAGCTGCTCTTTCTAACTTAGGTATTCAAGGTAGTGCTGCTGGTACAGCACTTCGTAATATGTACGTCGATCTTTCTGGGCGTACACCAAAAGTTGCGGAAGCTTTGAAAGCCTTGAACATAGACTTAAAAGATCAAAATGGTCGATTTATTGACCTCATTTCTTTGACAAAGGCTTATGGTGAAGGTCTTAAAAACCTTAAAGGTGACTCGCTGGCAAAGGCTATATCTACTATCAGTTCAGAGCGTGGTGGCAAACCACTTATTGAGCTTTGGAGCTTAGCTGAAAAACGCGCTAAAGAGTTTGGCTCCAGTGCAGAGTCTGAACTTGATAACTTATCTTCAAAGATTAAAAATAGTGCTGGTTTCATGGCTGTATCTGCAGCACAACTTGCTTTGACTCCGCTAAATCAGTTGAAGTCAGTTTCAGCTTCTTTGCAAGCAACTTTAGTTGAAACTTTTTCAGGTATGGAGCCTGCAGTTTTAGCTTTTAGCCGCGATCTTAAAGCTATCTTTGCTTCTGAGGAATTCAAGGCAGGTTTGAGCACACTTGCAACAACAGCCTTGGATTTTGGTAGAGCTTTAGTTACAGTAACTGCAACTGTTGTAGAGCACTCTAAAGCTTTTATAGCTCTCACTTTAGCATATGCAGGTGTTAGACTTGCTTCTACACTTTATGTAGCGCAAAAAACGAGAGAAGCAGCAGTTACAGCAGCTTCTACTGTTGCAACTGTTGCAGATACTGCAGCTACAGTTGCGAATACTGCAGCTAAGACAGGAGGCTTGTTAGCCGTAGCAAGATTTCTTCCCGGTGTAGGAACTGCTGTCACTGTTGCAGGTGTTGCATGGTCTGTCTATGAAGCCTACTCATCTTCAGCTTTACGCAATCAAAAAGGCTACATTGACAGCGGTTACGGTCAAACGCTCATAGCCAATCTTCAAGAAGAGGCGAAGCGTTTGAATGAAGTAGCAGACGCTAAAATACTTAACATGAGTGTTGATGAACTCAGAGCAAGAAAAGCAAAAGAGTCTTCTGCTTTAGAAACTACTGCTGCCAGAGTAGCTGCAGAACAGTCTGTCAATGACTTGACACAAAAGTATGAAGCTGCAACTCTTAAAGCTATCGAAGATGGTAGACCAAAGCAAATAAGAGATGCTGAAATTGCTGCGGAAAAACTTAAAAATGCAAAACAAACACTTGAAACGGCTTTAGAGACAGAGCGAATCCAAAAAAGAGAAATTGAAAGAAGTATTCAACTTACAAGGGAAGCGGCTGAACGTGTAAAGCTCGCTAACAAGCCTTCGCTTCCCCCTGTTACCGGTACTGGCGCATTTGCTGTAGACCCTGAAAAAGGTGGTGGTGGTAGTAGAAAATCACCTTTGTTTGAGATCATCAAACGCGAAGGTGAGCAAGCTGCTGCACTTGCAGAGACTCGTATTGCTACAGATGAGTTTGACAAGATCAACATTGAGCTTGCAAAAAACCTTAAAGGTCTTAATGATACGTATGAAGAGGCTACTAAAAAATCCAAGGAGTTGACACCTGCAAGACGTGCAGAAATTGATGCTGATAAGCTGAAAGCTGAAGCTTTGATTAAAGCTAACGCTGCTACGCAGGTACAACAAGCGCTTGCTAAGAAAGAGTATGAGTACACTATTCAGCGCATAGAGGCTGCATACAAAGAAATCCAAGCGACTGATGCACTCACAAATTCACGTTTTAAAGCTGCCAAAGAGTCTGAACGTCAGATAGCATTGAGAGATTCTAAATACGCTTTTGAGCAAAGTTTAAAGTATCAGCTTCCTGCTGTTCAGTCTGCGGAAAAAGCATCTTATGATGTCAGTGCTTCATACATTGAAAAACTTAAAGCTTTGCGTGAGGAATCTTTTAAGCGCATGGGTGAGATGTACTCTGAAGATGGTACATTGCTTCCGGGAGCAGATATTGAAGGTGAGTACAAAAGACTTGCTGCTTCCCAGAGAGAACTTTTGGCACTGGGTTCTAAAGAAACTGGTATAGCCTCTGCGAAAGCCTATCAAGAAGCTTGGGATCAAACTATTGGTCAAATATCTTCCGACTTCACAAGTCAGATGCTCAACGGTACACTCAAAGTCAAAGACTTTATGATTGATACATTTGCCAAAACTGTTCTTCAGCCTCAGTTGAATATTCTGATGCAAAAAGGATTTGACTGGCTACTTGGCGGTGCTGGTGGCTGGTTCTCAAGCTTGATGGGTATTCCGAGCTTTGCTGGCGGTGGAGACACTGGTGTTGGTCCTCGTTCCGGAGGCCTTGATGGACAGGGCGGTTATTTGGCTATGCTGCACCCAAAGGAAACTGTAACTGACCATACAGTTGCTGGAAGTGGAACTTCTGCTCCTGTCTATGTTACGATCAACAATACAGTTGGCGATGTAGCAACAAAGTCAATGCTTGACCAGTACAATGCTGCTACGGTTAAACAAATCCAAGCTGGAATTGGTCGTTCCATGCGCTACAACGGAGCTATGAGTCGTGGCTAATATACTCTGGCCTTCAACACTTTGCCCAAGAAACTTCTCATTGACCCTAAATGCGTCAATGAGAACTTTCACGGCTACATTTGGCGGTAGCGAAAATGTTACCGATATGGAATCTGACTTTTGGTCAGCCAGCATGGAAATTGACAGCAGATCAGGTGCTACAGCCGCCGCGCTTGAAGCTTTGGTTAACTACCTACAAGGTGGAGAACACACTGTAGAGTTTGCTCACTTTGCTAGGCCGCTACCTAAAGGTACTTTACCGGCTACAGGGACTCTTGCTACTTCTGCAAGTAAAGGTGCTAGTTCTGTCCAAGTTACTGTAACTTCAGGAAGTACCATTGTTGCTGGAGATTACTTTAAAGTCGGTGATTTACTTTTGCAAGCTCAAGAAAATGCTTCTGCTGTTGGGACTCTCTTGACAGTATCTGTAGTCAATAGACTACGTAAAGCAGTGTCTTCTGGGGTTGCAGTAACGTTTTCAAATCCCACTGCAAAGTATTACTTAGACTCAGCAAGTTCAGTAAACCAACTTGTAGGCTACTCTGGACCAGTTACTTTAAGTTTTTCGGAGTATACAAATGGCTAACATAACATGGCCTTCTGATCTTTACCCATCTGAATTTTCTTTAAAGCGCTATACAAAAGTTTTTAGAGGTAACAGCAACTACACCCAAAAAGGTCAAACATATAATTTGCTCAATGATCGCTGGTTGTGCAGTTTGTCTATACCTTCAAAAGATGCAGCTTCTGCTGGAAAAGTGGATGCTTTAATGAACTCATTACGGGCTGGTGCTAATACGGTATCTCTTTGGCATATGCAAAGGCCAAACATCTTAGGTTCTGTTGGAGCTTCACCAACTTGCCAAGCTGCCTCTATAGGAAGCTCAACAATCTCGCTTACAGTTCCTGCTGGAAGTAGCCTGTATGCTGGAGACATGCTTGGCATTTCAGGTCAGTTATTGCAAGTTGCGTTTGATTGTACGACAGCCACAACTACATTGGTTGTGATTCTTGTTGGTAGAACTCGAAAAGCTATAGCAGGCGGCTCTGCTGTAACTACAGCATCTCCTACAGTTCAATTTCGTCTAATTGGAAGTGCGTCTTCCACTTACGGTCCCGGTGGGCGTATAATCGGCCAGACTCTTGAATTTGTGGAAGACATATCGTGATTCTTCTTAGTTCTGCTGCACAGACTGCAATCACTGCCAATAACGTAAATATCGTTCAGCTTTTGCTGCTCGGTTTTTCAACGCCTGTTGCTCTAAATACAAGCAACTACGATTTCACTTTTTCAGGTGTTGTCTATAAAGGTGCTTATGGTATGGGTTCCATAAACATGATTGAAGACTCCCCCGGTGAGATCAAGGGGGTACAGTTTCAGTTGAATGGTGGTCCAGCAGGGGCCATTGCAATGGCTTTGGATGAAGCTAACGTCTGGCAAGGCACACCAGTGACTGTGAGACTTGCGATTCTCAACAGCAGTTACAGCATTGTGGAAGCACCAATAGTCTGGCAAGGAACTGGGGATACTTTGTCAATTTCCGATGACGAAGGCTCTTCTATAATTTCTGCAACAGCAGAAAGTTCTGCTGTTGATCTTCTAAGAGGTTCTCCCTTGACCTATTCTGATGCAGATCAGCAAATGCTGTTTCCCGGTGATTTAGGTATCAATTTACTACTAAAACAAGCTGACCAACCTGTTGTTTGGCCAGCTAAACAATGGTTTCAAAAATGAGACTTAAAGATTGGCAAACCCACTTTTCAGACTTTATCTCTAAAAGGCGCAAGCATAGATTTTCTTGGGGAAAGAATGATTGCTGTCTATTTGCAGCAGACTCGACACTTGCTGTAACTGGAAATGATTTTGCAAGCAATTACAGAGGCACTTACAGTGATGAAGCCTCAGCAGCAGTTTTGATTCAAAGTTTTGGATCACTTGAAAATCTTTGCACTATGCTTACTGGTATACAACCAGTGAGCCCAGCTTATGCGGATATTGCAGATGTAGTTTTAGCGTCTTACGCTGGTAGAGAACTCTTAGCTGTTGCTAATGGAGTTCACGTTATTGCAGTAAGCGGAGAAGGTCTAATAAACTTGCCTCTCGCTGTTTGTACAAAAACCTGGAAGATTTAAATGCCTGAAGCAGTTATTTGGATTGTATCCGCTATTGGTGCAGAAGCAGCCTCTGCTGCTTTGATTATGTATGCTGTCGAGATAGGTACAGCTATCTACTATACGGCACTTGTTGCAACTGCTTACAGTTATCAAGCCCGCCAAAAACGTAAGATGCGCGATCAGTATAATGCAGCGCAGGTTGATCGTTTGACTAACGTTGTAACTACAACTGGACCTAGAGAACTTGTTCTTGGTAAAGTTCGCAAAGGTGGCTATATACTGTTTCGTGATAGCTGTGGTACGTATAATGACCGATTTGTTATGGTTGTTGCGCTTGCTGCACACGAAATCGAAGGTGTAGAGTCTTGGTATTTGAACGACCAAAAAGTTACGCTTGATGCTAATGGTTATGTCAATGAAGAACCATACAACCTTACAAGAACAGAAACTGTGATTCTGGTTGGTAACGTTGTGCCAGCAGATGCCATTCCCGGTACTGTTGTAGTCGCTGAACAAATGAGTATGAGTTCCGATTACGACACACCTACTTACACAACTTATACAACATACCAGCGTTATACAACGTCAAACTCTAAAGCTCGCATCCGTCTTTATACTGGAACATCCACTCAAACGGCAGATGCTCGTTTGATGGAGTTGTTTCCAACTGTTTGGACTTCAAATCACAGACTCAGGGGAATTGCTTACGCAATTGTCGAATTTGTCTATGACGAGACAGCTTTTCCTTCAGGTCTTCCAAACTTGACTGGAGTTGTGAAGGGTGCAAAGGTTTATGATCCTCGCAGCGGCCTGACTGCTTGGTCAGAAAATCCTGCGCTGCATATGCTGCATGTGCTACAACACCCATATTTTGGCAAGCGAACATCTGTAGCCTCTACAGAACTTGCAAGGGTATCTGCGGCTGCAAATGCCTGCGACGAACTCTACACACCTTCTGGTGGCACTGCAGTTGCGCTGTATAGAAGCGCTATTGTGCTGCCTTTTGGTGGGCAGGCTTCTGACGCTTTCGATGACCTCGGCGCTGCTATGTGCGGAAGTTGGGCGTATGCTGGTGGTGAATTTTTTGTCAAAGCTGGAAAGTACACAGCACCTGTAATCGAACTTACTGAAGATGATTTACTGACATCGCAGAAAGACTTGTCAGGTTCCGCTACTTCAAAGTCTGTTACGATTAACACGCATAGGTCAAGGGCTGACAAAGTTAACACCATTAACGTTAAAATTTATGATGCTGATGCTGACTATAAAGAAACACCTGTAACACCTGTTAAAAACGCTACGGCCATTGCCAAGGATGGTCGAGAGCTTGCTACTGATCTCACACTTCCATCTGTATCGACAGCTTCTCAAGCTAAAGTTATAGCTAACTATATGCTCAAAGACTCTTTTGACTCTTTGAGCATCACAGCATCATTTAAACTGAAAGCTTATCAAATCGAACTTTTCGATAACATTTATTTGACTATTCCAAGATATGGTTGGACTTCCAAAGTATTTACTGTTAACGGAAAGAAGTTCGACTCTACAGGTGTTGTAGAGTTATCTTTGCGTGAAACTTCAGCAGAACTCTTTAACCCACTTGTAGCCTCAAACTCTTCCGGTTACGCCAGCAACACACAGCTTGTAGCAACTTGGGATATTTCAGCTCCCATCACATTTACAGTATCAAGTGGCACATCAGACTTGTTGTTGCAGGCTGATGGTACTGTTGTAACCAGAGTTAAGGTTTCTTGGCCTTCAATTTCTGATATTAGACTTCGCAGTGGTGGAGTTGTTGAAGTTCAGTTCCAAGAACTTGGAGCTACTTCTTGGAACTCTGTTGTTGTAAGCGCTTTGGAGACTTACACGTATTTGCTAGGTTGCCGCGATCTTTCTACAATTGTCGTTAGAGTTCGTGTAACAACTGCACTTGCAGTTAGTGATTGGGCCAAACAAGTCGTACACACTGTTCTTGGAAAAACTGAACCACCATCTTCTGTAACTGCAGCTTCTGTAGCTGTAGAAGACCAAAACTTGGTTGCAAGATGGAGTCCAATCCCAGATGTTGACGTTGGAGGATATGAAATTCGTACTACTGACTCTGGTTGGGGTAGTGCTGGTTTTGTGTTTCAAGGTGCAGGAGTCTCCACACTTATACCTAACTACGCTGCAAACTCTGTCTGGTATATAAAAGCTTATGACAGGTCTGGTAACTACAGTGTTACCGCTAAATCTATGTCTTTTGCAGGTTATACACCAATTTCTAGCGGAATTACAGTTGATCTTTCAAAGCAAAGTTTTGTGTTTCCGGCTTCTAGTACTGGAGTTGTGTCCAGCTATGTTGGCAGTGGTACACAGATTAGAGTGTATGAGGGTTCAAATTTACTGCAATATGATGCAGTCGGAACTTCCGCTGGAACTTGGAAAATTACAACAACTTCTACAGGTATAACTGTTGGAGGTATAACTGTTGGAGGTATAACTGACTCTGGAAGTTTTGCTACTGTTGCTGACCATAGTGCAATGCCTGATGCTAGTGATACAGCTTCAATAACCTATACAGCGGTTGGTGTCACTTCTGCAGGTGTGTCATTTTCAATCCCTAAGCAGCAGACTTTCACCAAAGCAAAAACTGGCAATACTGGTAGCATAGGTAATAAAGTTGCTTATATCTATCTTTACCAGTGGTCTACATCTCAACCTTTAAACCCTAACGGTCAATCAACCTATACGTGGGATTCGGCAGCAAATTCTACTTACACTGGGGCAAATGGTTGGTCTGTTACAGTTCCAGCTAATCCGGGCACACCATTGGTGACTTTGTGGGTAGCTTCTAAGGCTGTAAGCGTTGCGGGTTCTACAACTACCTCAACAATTGACTGGACTTCTGGTGTTTCTGTATACCAAGAAAGTCAAAATGGAGCTAATGGAGCTAACGGTGTAAAAACTGCAGAAGCAATTGTTTACCAATGGTCAGCTACTGCACCTACAATTACTGGAACAAGTACGTATGTTTGGGATACTGAGTCTGTATACGGACCACCAACAAATTGGTTTACAACTGTAAGCGATTCTGGTACAGCAGGTCAAACACTTTGGAAAGCAGCAGTAACACTTGTTGAGTCTGTTGTAAGCACTACAACACAAATTAACTGGAGTGTTGCGTCCATCACACCTTTTGGTTATGTTGGTACGACTGGGGCAGTTAGCCGAGTGGCGTACACTAAATCAACAACTACTCTAGGCTCAATTCCTCTAACTTACGCAGTAGCTGGTGACAGCTTACCAAGCAATAACTCTTGGAATTCAGATACAGCAAAAGTTGCAACTACTGCTAACCTAGCAAGTCTTTCAGGCTTGTTGTCAGTTGATGGTGTGACTCTTGTTGCAGGCGATAGAATTCTTGTAAAAAACCAAACAAGCGCTGTATTGAACGGTTTATACACTGCGGCTTCTGGAACTTGGTCACGCGCTCCAGAAGCTGATACATGGAGTGAATTAACCGCGCTTAAAGTTTACGTCACAAACGGAACAACCAATGGAGCTACTTGGTGGATAAGTGATACTACTCCAGACGGAGTTTTAGGGACCAGTTCCGTTTCATTTACACAACGCGTATCTATCGCGGCAACCTGTGCAACAACAACAGCACTTGCAAGCCTATCAGGTTTACTGACAGTTGATGGTGTTACATTGGTTTCAGGAAACCGTATACTTGTGAAAGATCAAGTAAGTAGTGCGGCTAACGGCGTCTATGCTGCTGCAAGCGGTGCTTGGACTCGAACCACAGATGCCAATACTTGGTCTGAGTTAGTTAATTTGAACGTTAATGTATCTGGTGGCACTACTAATGGTGGTACAGCTTGGTTGAGTACTGTTTCCAGCGGAGGAACTCTCAACACAACACCAGTTACTTTCACACCAAACTTTACACGTTGGTCCACATCTGTTCCAACAGTAGTCGCTGGTGAGAGCGTTTGGCAATCTGACGGTGTGTACAACCCTACCGCTAATCAGACAGTATGGGAAGCACCCTACCTTGCAAGCCTTAAAGTCGGAAGTCTTAGTGCCCTCAGCACTAACACAGGAAGTTTGACAGTTACTGGCGACTTTAAAGCTGGAAATGGTGCCTTATCAGGCACCACTATGACAGGTTCTGGCGCTATTATTTACAGTAGTGGAAAATTTGCTATTGGTAATAGTTCAAATAACATAGCCTATGACGGTACAAATATAACATTAAATGGTCAAGTTGTGTCTATCAGCAACTTGCGTAGTGGAACTACGCCCACCATTACCAACACAAATGGAACATTCAGTTTAGGCGATCAAACATTCTTAATATTCCCTACCACGGCATCATTTTCAGCAAACGGTGCTGAAAAATGGGGGCTAGTTTCGTTTAATTACGGTACAACTGGATTTGCTCACGGCCTTGCTGGAGGTTCTAGCTCACCTAATGGCTTTGGTGTAGTGGGGTATTCATCATATAACATCAATGCAAATAATCAGCGTAGCCTTGGTGCACTTGGACAGTCAGATGTTGCAGTTACCGGAAATCACTATAAACCTAGTTCTTATGGTTCAGCTAATAACCTAGCTCAAGTAGACACTAATTTTTCTGGTGGTCATGTATCGTACTCTGCCATATTTACCTCATACTTGGCACCTCTTGGTAGTACTACCAGTAAGTTTCAGGCATTTATAGCTCCTTCCAACACTACCACAACAGATGAGCATTGTGCAGTTTTTGGTCGCTGGTCTAATGCCGGAGTATTTAGTGAACAAGTGTTTTTAGCTACTGCGGGCTACTCTGTATTTGCAGCCAGTGGAAGAGGTAAAATGTATGCTTATGACGGATTTTCTCCATTTACAGGATCTCACCATGGAGTTCATGACGCTAACACCTTGCCAGCAGTAGGAGACATTTTAGTGGATGTCGCATTGCTGGAGCGCGGAAATATAAGTTCTACTTTGCTGAAGCAAGCCATATCAACTGTTCCTTACCAAAAAACAGTGATTGGTGTGTTTACCGGAACTGAAGAACTTAACCAAGACAGCGGGGCTGGTGAACCTATTGTCATTGTTCCGAGCACTCAGGGAGAACCCGAACTTACTTCTGAAACCGCTAATACACCTATAGCAGAAACTTATGAACTTCAAAACGAAGTATTTATCAATATTAACTCACTAGGGGAAGGTCAAATCAATGTTTGCGGCGAAGCTGGGAACATTGAGGCAGGAGACTTAATTGTTACTAGCTCTATACCCGGTAAAGGTATGCGGCAGGACAATGACGTTATACGCAGTTGCACTGTAGCCAAAGCCCGTGAAAGTGTAACTTTTAGTTCAGCAACTCAAGTAAAAATGATTGCTTGTACTTACCTTTGTGGTTGATAGAACACAAAACTCTAAAAGACGCCCCAAGTAGTTGGGGCATCTTTTAGAGTTTTGTAGGTGAAAAAACTTCTGCCAAAAGCCATCAAAGCTTTTCCAAATCTTTTGCGGAATTTTAGCGAGAAGCTAAAATGTTGCATCTCTTTTAAGTCATCGAAAGATCATGCAAATGGCCGAACCCACTTCATCCACAGGCGTTGCAGGTTACGCCTTGTGGAAAGTAGCAATTGCGCTTGGCATCCCTGCAGGCCTTGTCTCTATTGTTGTCATGCTTTGGATACAACCCAAGTCACCTCGTGAGTGGGCAATGGCCTTGATTTGCACTGTTGTCAGTTCGATTTCAGGTGGCTCATATGTTATTCAAAAACTTGAATTACAGGACTGGGCTTTTACGCATACAGGTCTTATGGCTCTTGGTGGTGTCATTTTTGCATGTGGTCTTCCCGGATGGGTTTTAATCAGAGCTTTGTTTGCTTGGTTTGACAAGAGAAAAGGCAAAGACTTGGGTGAGATGGTTACAGACTTGAAAGCACTTAAATCATGAAGTTTGCAATTTGCGCAGGTCACGGAGGCAACGATCCCGGTGCTTGCTATGCTGGATACACGGAACGAGACTTGATGGTCAAACTCAGGGATAAAGTTTGTGAACATCTCATTCAGATGGGTCACACCGTCAAAACTGATGGCACAAAAGGCGTAAATCTTCCTCTCACAGACGCTATATTGCTTGCTAAGCAGCATGAAATTTCTGTAGAATTGCACACAAATGCTGCTGCTAATCCAGCAGCCAAGGGCGTCGAAGTGCTGAGTTTGCCTAAGTCCAAGGTTTTGAGCCAGAAACTGGCTAAATCCATATCTTCAGTGCTTCATACACCTTTACGTGGTGAGCAAGGTTGGAAGCCGCAAGAGTCAAGCGCAAGAGGAAAGCTTGGGCTTGTACAAGCTGGCGGTATGATTGTTGAGGTTTTCTTCTTATCGAACCCAGAAGAACTTTCTAGCTATCTGGCTTCCGAAGATTTGTTAGCCGAAAAAATTGCACATGCACTTATAGAGTAATCTATGCTTAAAACATTTATCGTTTATGTGTGCCTAGCAGTATCTTTGCTGCTAGGCTTTTCTTATTACAGAACTTCGCTTATTCAACAAGGATACGACAAAGCTGTTTCTGATTTTAGGAATTCTCAAGACACACTTACTGCTCAGCACCAAGAAAAGTTAGTAAAACTTAGTTCAAAGATTTCGGAGCTTTCAAATGAAAACCAACAGAAGACTGCAGAAATTGCTGCTTACCGCGCTAAGTTTAACTTGGCTACTAACCAGTTGCGCAAGCAACAAGCAGATTTCAGTGCAAGAATTGAAACTTCCTCCCGTGAAAGTCTCAGTAGATATGCCGAGGCCGCAGACTCAAATTTTGAAAGATGTCGAAGCCACGTTGAAAGACTTGGACTTGAGGCAGCAAGCAGCGCGGGAGTTGCTGAAACCCTGAAATCTGCGTTAGACTTGGCCAATGAAAAGGCTCCCGAGAGGGAGCCATAATTCAAATTTGAATAACGTTACTCGCAAATGTGTCAGCAAGGTCTGAGTGAGTCACAAGCACAACTTGCTCAAGTCCACAACTTGCAAGAACTGCAAGCATGTCGCTTTCTCGTGAGTCGTCAAATGCTGCTCCCGGTTCATCCACAAGCATGAAAGTGACGTTTGGCAAAAACGTTTTTTGAAGCATGATGCGAATAGCGAGTCCAAGGCTGTCTCGTGTACTGCCAGAATAAGCTTCAACAACCTTACTGTCAATAAGAAAACCTTTTTCACCACGAGTAACTGTAGACTGTGTGCCACGGATTGCGCTGAAGTAGTGTGATACACCCGTCAATACCAAAGCCCAAAGCTTTGCGGCAACAGCAGGTCGTGCTTCACGTAACTTTTGAACAATACCATTGTTGAAGTGGTATGTACTCAGCAGTTCTAGCAGGTCTTTTTTCTGTTGCACAGCAGCCTCATATGCAGCAGTCTGATGCTTGAACGTGTTGACAGCAAGGGAAATCCTGTGTTCACAGTCCTTGATTTCAGACTCCATGCGTTGCAAGCTTTTCTTTGCATCAGAAATTTCGGCTGTGTTGGCGTCTATGACAAGCATGGCCTCCAACTCTTGCTTTGAAATCTCCAAGAACTCTACAGCCTTCAACTGCTCTTTGGCCTTGTCAATGGCAAGCTTTGCTGACTCTGCTTGCGTCAAAAGCTTTTCACGAGCTTTGATGGCTTCCTTAGCTCGTAATAAATCAGCTTTCGTGACTGTTGCAATCTCACTTGAAACGTCACCACCTTCCCACTTTGGGATCGGAGGAATAGTAGACTCGTCCAGTACAGCAAATTTGATTGGAAACAACTTTCTCAAGTTGTCTGCCTGCTTTTTGACTAAGCCAAGTTCAGACAGCAAGTTCTCAAACTTTGCCTTCTCAGTACTTGCCACTTCCATCCGTTCTTGGATGTCTCGAATCAGGCGTTGAGACTGCTCAATTTTCGTAGCAACTTCAGGGACATCACTGAAATTCTTTCCGCAGAAAGAACAACTTGACTCGTCGATCATGGATGCTTTTGCAGCAGCCAAGTCTACCCGAGCATCATTGAAAGCCTTGACCCACTGTTTCAGATACATTGCAGCATCTTCTTCACGGGAGGCAAAGTCTTCGGCATTTACAGGGTCTTTGACCTCAGGCAGTGCAGAGAATTTTGCAAACGCTTTTACCTTTTCTTCACGCAACTCTTGCTGCTGTAAAGCCTCTTCCATTGCGGAAATATCTGGCTTGTCAAAATGCGGTATTGTCAGTTTGACAGTAGCTTCTGCAATTTGCGACTCCAGCAAGTTGACAAGTGCTGTTGACTTAGCGTTTGAAGCCTGCTTTGCTTGACCAGACTTAGCTAACAAGGTTTGTTCTGCAAGCGTGGCTTCAGCTTGCTTAACATCAGCCATGAAAGTTGCGTGTTCTTCCCGCATTGTTTTTAACTGTGCTTCAGCTTCTGCAGTGTCGAGCACAGGCTTTTGATCTGCTTGCACAGCGTGAATCTGTGCTTCAAGTCCTTTGGTGGAACCTGATGGCAGTTTCTGTTGAACCTTGTCGATCAGTTCGTCAATCAGCCGCATGTTTGCTAGACGCTCAATCAAAGGCATTGCACTGGAATCCAGACCGTCTTGGAGGCTCGATTGGTTTGCCAGCATGGTAGCCTGCGCTATGTTCGCATTGGCCCCAAAAAGGCGCTCAATGAACGCTGTAACTTCGGCTTGCCCTGATGCTGTCACGCCATCGCTGGAGACAAGTTCTGCGCCAGATTTCTTGCGTGTGATCGTGTAGCTTACTTTGTTGTGAATGAATGAGAGTTCAACTTTCAACGCAGAGACTGGCTTGCCCCATGTCACTGTGTCTTCAAGACTGAGTTCCAGTGCGCGGCTTCCAAATAAAGCATAAGCAATAGCACGGAAGACGGTACTTTTCCCGGCTTCATTTGCTCCACGCAGTGCTTGCAATCCACCACTAAGATTAACTTCAAGTGCTTCATGCCGCTTAAAGTTTGTAAGTTTCAGGTTCGTAATCATAGGCTCTCCAAAACTGCCATCTCTTGTGGCGTCATAATCTCACGCAGTGCATCCATTACTGAAAACTGTTGCACTGACTCAAGTGTTGAGTCGAAGTCAACTTTCACAGCACCAGTGTCGATCACAACAGAGTTTGTGATAACAAAAGCATTGCTGCGTTTACGGAACTTGTTGATGGAGTTCACGACTTCTGAGGCTTCTTCGGCTGTTGCCTCGCCTACGACCCGTATGAACTTGTGCTCCGAATCCTCAAGGCTTTTCCAGTCAAGTTCTGCAAATTCGTCTTTGCGTTGTTTGCAGATAACGTACTCAGACTTACCATTTACGATCTTCAAATAACGCTTGTCTTGCTTTGAAAGCCAATCGGACACTGATGTTGCAATCTGGTTGCCGGGAACAAGAACCTTGCCTGACATTCTGCCGTGGTGTTCGTGAGCAAAGACAATGTGCTTTGCCTTGCAGTTTTGTGCTTGCTCTGCGCTTATGTTCAATGATTGGTCTGCTTGCGCTGCAAAGTGATTGTCATAGTTGCAATGCACAAATAAGTAATCAACTTCTGGAACATCTTGAAGTGCAAGGTTGAAGACATCTTGGTTTCGCAGGTGTGGGATGATGTAGCCATGTGGTGTCATCAAAGGCTCTTCCACATGCACGTACCTAGTCGGATATGCAAGTTTTAAAAGCTTTCCTAAGAATTGGAAGGATGACATTGTTGTCGATGTACGGCTTGCATCGTGATTACCTGTAACATTGTATAGTACACTTTTTTCATGGTTTGAAAGCCATGAACCAAGTATCATATATGTTTCAAGTACATCCGAGATTGGTATATTACATGTGTCAAAAAGATCACCTAGTAGCAGCAAATCACCGGATTCCGGCAATAAATTTTTAAACTGTTGTAATGCATGTCTTCGCAACTCAAGTTGAGTTGCGGTCGTAGTTCCTGTTGATCGCAATACACCTATGTGTGTATCATTCAAAATTGTAAGTGACATCTCAAACTCCATATTTTTTTCATATACTCGTGTCTGGCTTTTACAGCCTCTTCGTCTGTCTCATACCTACCGATATTGTGCACTTTGTAGTCTATTCTTGCGTATGCCTTCCATTTAGATCTCAATTTATCCCACATGACACCAACATGCCCTGACTTGTTATCTGTTCTGTTTGCATGGTTTAACCGGTTCGAGACTTCTCGTAGATTTTCTATGCGATTATCTACTCTTACAGTGTTTATGTGATCTAGTTGATCTTTAGGCCACACTCCAGTATGTATTAACCAAACTACTCTGTGAGCTAGAAATCTCACACCATTTGCACTTATGCAAATATAGCCATTAGAGTTCACTGTTCCTGCCACAGTACCGGAAACTCTGCGGTATAAGCCTCTTTCAGTACTGTCTCTTGAAGCTGTTTCTGAGGCTTTTGACCACAGTAAGTTGCCTGTAGTAGGGTCGTAGTCAAATAGCATTTTGGCTGTTGCTGCGTCTAAGTGACACTCCCTTACAAGTCTTTGAGCTATCCTTGGGTCTGTCATCTGAAACTCCAATAAAAATCGGGCGGTTTCAATCAGCAATGTGGAAAGGGCTTAGGAGGCCCAATGCTGAAAGAAACGCGCCCGAGTTTTAACCCTAAATTTCCACTTTCCACGGTGGGTCAGATTGCCTGACGCACCAAGTGTATCACAAAGGCTTTGGTACAACCAACACTGAAGTGTAGGTTTCTCCTTCTTTTAAAATTTCTGAAAGGTCTTGCAAGGGAAAATCTCGCAAATCCCACGATCCACCGACTCGTGTTCGGAAAAACTCCAACTCGATGGAACGCCATTTGTCGATTTTGGAGTGGTAAATCAATACATGTGTTTGCGCTCCTGCCAATTTGAATCGCTGCATACGAGCAACTTGGTCTTTCTCAAAGTTGCCGTGCGGTAAGCGATAGTCGTGAGCAGTCTCTTTAACTTCCAAAAGGAATGTCATTCCTTTATGAACCATCAAGTAGTCTGCTAGTGTTGGTTTACGACTGCCAGCTTTTGCGTCTGGCAATCTGTAAAACGCTGTATCGGCTCGAAGAACAAGCAAGTTGAGAACTTTCTCAACTTGCCCTTCTGCATCTTTTCCTCGATCTGCGTAATTTACCATTATGGGTTGTAAGTTTGACGGTACTGAATCCACCCAACAAAGTTCCCAGACCTTGTTGCAGGTGAACTTGCTACAAAAGCCTGATGCTCAATAGGACTTGCGTGAAGTGGAACACTACCAACAAGTCTGTCAAACAACTTTATGTCTTCCTCAGGCTTTGGAGTGCGGCCATCGTGTGTCAGGTACGACACTCGTGCGCATCTAGCAGCACTGAACTTCACACAATCGTAGATGTCATAGTTTTCACGCTCTTTTGCGGATACATAAGGCAGATGCCAGTTTGCATAACGCAAGGCGTTGCTTGTCACCTTGCGAGGCTTTGAATTCTTGAGCGCTGTTTGCATCATGACTGCAAGTTCTTGAAACTCTGGTTGTGCATCGGGGTGGCATCGCAACTCAAAGAAGTTATCGAACTCCGTTGCTGTCACGATCACGCTGATGTATTGCCAAGGTTCCAGAATACGGTTAACCCACTGCTTTGCACCACCAAGTTTGAAGGCGGCATAAGCAAATGCACAAGCTGTCTTACCTGCAAGGTTCCACAGCAGTCTTGCTGCTTTGAGTCTCCAACCTGCAAGCTGTGTGTACGCCTGCATACCTGTTTGATTCTTGCCCCAGTGAATCGGACCTGCTGGGTCTTTCCAAACTTGAGCCAGTGTCTTTGATACTGGCACTGCCCGAGATGAACTTGCGTTTCTTGAAAATACCCTATGAGTCATCAACTCTCCATGAATTGCCCTCCAATACATAAGTTGATATGTGGTAATTCGCTTACCTGCTTGAGAAATTGTGTCTTCCACAATTGTTACTTTACATGTCATTTTGAGTTTCCTTAGTTAAGTTCTGCTAGGCCTTTTTCAATGGCCTCTCTCGTTGGTAATTCGCCAATCTCAATCTGATGAGCAGGACCAAATGACTTGCCAAAAGAGATCGAGGACTTGACTGGAATAGTCATGTCAGCGTAGGGTTGCACCATGCAATTGTGCATTGCAGGTACAAAGTCGAAAAGGTCTTCAATCAGTACACTTGCGATAACCTCGTCGTGAATAGCAGCGATAATCTCACAGTCAAAACGTTGTTCAAGATTTGCTTTGAACATGCGACCTTCTGCAAGCTTTGTCATCTCTGCGCTGGAACCTTGCACCTTAAAGTTGACTGCTTGACGCTCAGCTTTTGAGGCTATATAGCGATCTGTTGATGTCAAGGCTTCACGCAAGTGGCGCTTACCTCCAAGCTTTGTACGGACAAAGCCACACCGTTTAGCTTCTGCAATTACAGTCTCTTTCCACTCACCGACAACAGGGAACGCAGCTTCTTTAGCATCAATGTAAACTTGAGCTTCTTCTTCTGTTACCATGATTGTCTGTGCAAGTTTTGGAGCAGCAGCCCCGAACTCGGTCGTAAAGTTGGTCTGCTTTCCTAGGCCTCGCATCTTTTTGACTTCCGAATAGTTCGGATTATTCTTGTCTTCAAGAGCAGCAACGAAAACTTCATAACTCCAATCCATGGATTTACGAGCGTTCCAGATTCCAAGACCAGTCATGGCGTGCATGTCTCGCAAGTTGTCACCAACAAAGCAAGACACCATGTTTGGGTCTTTACTGTAGTCAGCAATAACTCGCAACTCTTGCGCCATAAAGTCCATAGAGACAATTACAGCGCCCTTCTTGTGTGGAATGTAGACTTCCCGAACACGAGGGGAGTAACCTTCAACCTTCTGGTTCTTGCTAACCTGTTGCACATTCGGCGCACTGCTGCTGGCTCTACGTGTATTCGTAGCGCACTGGTTGTGTGAACTGTGCACTCGTCCAGTTTTCCAGTGTACAAAACCACCGTAAGTGTCGTAATAAAGTGATCTGCGTGTGGAAACCATTTGCATGATTCGCATCGCATTAAGAACACCATACTCTTCTTCTTTGGCGTCCTGCAAAGCGTACATGATTGCAAGGTTGTCTGTCTTTGGACTTCCTTGCTTCTCCCCACGCTGTTTTGCAGCGTCTGTAGGCTTGTTGTAAACACGGATCGGAAGCTTCATCACATCGTACAGAAGTTTTACTTTCTGCGTTGGTGAGCCCATATTGAACTCAGGCTCACCCTTGAAGTGCATTGCGACGAGTTCATTAAGCAATTCAAACTTACCAGCAATAGCTTTCTCAACTCCATCATACAGAAGATGGTCTGCGATCATGGCAAGCAGCTTCGCAGGTGTTCGCACCTGTGTTTCAAGTTTTGAACCTGTGACGATCAAATGAGCTTCTTTGATGTCCGCAGCTTTCAACTCATTCTTGTAGACTGGTGTTGCTGTGCCTTCCCAACCTTTTTCTATCAGGTAGTTGCGAACAACTTTCCATGCTTCGTTGTACTCTTCGGTATCAATCTCACGCAGTTCTTGTAGAGTTTGCAGACTGATTTTTGTGCCGTGTATGAAGCTTTGAGTGTGCAAGTATGAAGAGTCAATCTCTACTGTGCGATATACATCCCAGGTACCTTCAAGTTGCATAAACAGCTTGAAGAAGTTGTGCAATGCTGCTGTGCAGATAGTGTCATCTGAGGCGTACGACAGAACATGCTTTGCACTCAACTCGTTCATCTTGTACTGAACACCGTCAATTGTCGTGACAGTTTTGTACTCAACTTGATCGTAATTAAGCCACTTGCGTGACAGCTTTTTAAGTCCAAGACTGTCATTCTCGTCAACATACGAGGCTTCAAGCTTTGTGTCAAGCCAGTTTGCAAGCAGTCCGTTGTAGCCGTTGTCAAGCCAGTGTTTGCCGAACTCATTGAACAGGACAGTGCCTTCAAAAGACACATTCTGAATAGCAATTTCAGTACCAGAAGCCTGAATTTCTTCAAGCAAAGCTCTTACATCAGACTTTGCTACGTTGTTTGTTTCTGTGTGGTCAACAGAGATGTAGACCGTGTGCTGCATGTTAGAGCCAAACGTCAAGCTCATACCAGTGAGTTCTGATCCGATGACATCAACACCGTCTGGATTGCTCTGCGCTTGCAACCACTCGTCAGACTCTTCTGGAGTGCTTGTTTCGATGTCAAGTGCGATCCAAGGACGCGCCTTGAAAGCCTTGGCAAATCGTGCTCGAAAGCCATCCCAGTTGTCTGCTGTGACCAGCAGCGTTGTGCCTGCCCAGTGTTTCAATCGCTCATCGGCGCAACCAGCGACCACCATTCCGGGCTTCCAGACTGGCACGTTGTGCATCGTGTCAACCCATTCAGGATGCAATGAGGCAAGCTTCCATGAGTTGAGGAAGTCTGCTCTACCATCCCAAATTTGCTTTACAAGCTTGTTCTGGTCTGCTTCTTCTTCCAACTCTTGAAGAGTTCCAAGTCGCGCAAGTCTGCACAACTCTTCCATACCAGCTTCACCAAACTCTGCGTGAAACTTGATCCAAGTTTCTACTCCAAACCCTTTGATGCCTTTGATAGTGTCGCTAGAGTCACCAACTAGAGACTTGTAAAGTGTCACATACTTTAGTGGAAACATTCCATACTTATTAGTATCGACTTCTGAACCGATGTATGTGAAAATGCGAGCACCGTGCTCGTTTGTACCAGACAAAGCAGACAAGTCATTGTCGTTTGAGCGAACAATAACGTCTTCTTTGCTATTCAACGCAAGCCATGCAATCGCATCATCTGCTTCCACGTTGTCTTGTTGAAACACAATAGCGCCAAGTGATGTAAACACGTCAATCAACTTGGCTTTCAGCGCGTTGAACTCTGTGTAAGCTTCTACAGGACGCTTGCCACGCTTTGACTTGTATTCACGGTTAATCATCAGGCGTTGTGCTTTGGCGTTCATACCTTCGACAACCATCACCATGTCAATAGGTGTCAAGGTGAACTTGTCAAGTGCTGCTTTGATACTGTTTACAGCGTGTTCATAGCCGTAAGCTGCTGTGTTTACCCAGTGAGTTTTACCATCTTCGTCTTTGTACTCGCCACCTTCTGCATCTTTTCCAGCAAGAAGGCATGTCCACATTGTTGAAGACATATCCAAAAGTAATCGCATAAATTAACCTCTTAGGTTGTTTTTCCGTTAATCACGGAACGTTTTTGATCGTGTTCAAAATCATCTCTGCAATACTCATCGCAGAATCTTGATTCTGAATTTTCCAAAGGTTCGCTACACCAGCAGCAAAAACCAGTTGCTTTTGGTCCTTCAGGCTTTTTTGCAGCCCTCAAAAGAAGCGGAGCTTCTCGCTCCGTTCTTTCTGCTGTTCTGTCAGCGTCATCCATCTTACGTCCTTGTGTAGTGTTTTGTATTTATTTTTCCATAAGTTTCCTTTAAACTGGCTACTTTTTCGTCTAGCTCTTTTAGGAATTGTTCGTAATCTGGCATTTGCGGCGGTCTGTCATCTGTAAACACACCCATCAACATAGCATCTCGCAAAACATAAAGCGATGTAATAGCCTTAACTATATGGTTCAAGCCAGAATCAGGATCAATATCTTGGCCTTCCCACCACTTGTCTAAGTGCCTTCGGGCAGAGTCATAGTAAACACTTGCTCTTGCGCCCATTGCCCTTTGGTTGTGTCTTCCATATTTTAGCTGTCCCTCAAACATAGCTACTCCAACTTCCTGGGCTACTAACTGCGACACACAGCTTTGAGGAATCTTTCCGCTACCTACTATGTCTTTAGGGTTTGAGTCTTTAAATTGTGTCATGGTGTCTCCAAAGCTTTCTCAATTGACCAACCAAGCTTTATTCGCTTTGCCAGTTTGTTGTAATTCATACCCTGCCTTTCTGCAAAGGTAGCTAACGGCAACTTCTCACCCTTGTACTCAAGATACAGTGTGTTTGATTTGTTTCTTGCTTGTGTTCTACCATCTGCCCATCGACAATTATCTTTAGAGTAACCTTTTTCATTGTCTACTCTATCAAGTGACATTCCCTCTGGTCTTTCTCGCATATCTTCAAAAAAGTTTTCAAAACTTTCAAGCCACCTATCACAAACTGTGATACCTCTTCCACCATAGTCATGGTACTGTATGTGACTTTGTTTTGTGCATCTTGCAATCATTGTCCTGTAGGCGTTATACATAGGATGTTTTGACATCCCATGCGTAACTTCTCCACCTTCACCCTTTTTAAGGTGCTTCCTCAGTTCGTTTGAGCAGGCTCTACAACCCTTAGAGTTTCCCTTTTTCAGGTTGTTTCCGTAGTATGTTGAGATATTTCCACAATTGCACATACAAGCGTACATAGCGTGATTTCCTCTATACGCCTCTTTAGACTTTACAGTCAAATTGCCAAATACAGAGCCTACAGCAATGTCTGCTGTCGGGTTGTGTGGTTTCGAGTTTTGAGTTCTAACCACTTCAGGTTTAGCAAGTTGCTTAACTGCGTGCGTATCTGGGGCTCTCATGGAAATATCCTTAGATCAGTACAGACCTTCAAAGTCTGCCTTTTTGTATGTTGCCATGTTCTTTGCGATCTTTCCGTTCTCGTCAAAGATTGGCATACCATTTTCGTCAAACTTGCTGAAGTTTGACGCATTGACTCGCTCAAGACCCACTGGAACATTGACATTAGATACATGCCCGCAGCCTGTAGCAGTCACAATCTGGTCGCACAAAGCATCCAGATACTCTTTGCGGTCTTTGATCGTGATTTCAATCTGGCCAGTTTTGAGTGCTGTTGCCAGTCGCTTGACTTGAAACTCAATCTCACGAACAAAGTTCTCTGATACAGAGTCTGCACCTGCGATTTGCTCAAGCATCTCGCCAAACTCTTCCGCATGGCATCCATGCTGGACGTGAAAGTTTTTCTTTGTTGGATTTGGCACTGCACGTTTGAACCACAGGTCTGTGATGGATAAGTCTGACATTTAGATACTCCTAATTTTCTCAAGTGAAAAACGCAAGTCTTTATCAAGTTCTTGCTTTAAAAGCCATTCACGGTAATCGCGTGGAATTTGAAGCAAGGCTCGACCCTTGTGCTTGCCAAAAGGCATTAAATGCACAAGCTTTGGAATTTTTGACTCTGCAAGAGCGCCTTGCAAAGTTACGTCGAACTTACTGTTTAGGTGTAATAGTAAGTCTCTGGCCGTGTAAACATCACCAAGTGCAGAGTGCGACTTCTGTTCAGGGAAGTGCAACTCGGCTTGAAGAGTCTCTAGCTTGTGGTTTGTTGTACCCTTGATGTACTTACGAGCAAGTGCCAGTGTGCAGATTGAGTCTGCAATCTGGATGCTTGCTTTAATCATTCGTATATCAAACGCACAATTGTGACCAACGATTGTGATTGGCTCTGGTAAATGCTCTTGAGCTATTTGAGCAAGTGTTGGTTTATCTGCTACATCAGCATCTGAGATGCCATGCACAGCTTGTGCAACTTCAGAGATCGGAATCTCTGGGTTTACCAAAGAGCAAAATTCACTCTGTACATCCAAGTTGTCATCGACAACCAGCCATGCAATTTCGCATACACCACCCTGTAGCGAAGCAGTTTCAGTGTCGAGGATGTGATAAAGCATTACACTCTACCAAGTCTGTCGATTGTGGTGTACACCAACTCCAAGATGTCATCCAAGATGGCAAGCAGTGTTGTGTCCTGTCCGATGACGTTCTTGAAAGACTCGCAGCGTTGTGCAACGTCTGCGAAGAATGGTATCAAAGCGATGTCTGCCATGCCTGTATCCTGCACACGGACAACTTCCACAAACCCTCTGCCTTTACCTTGCCATGTCTCTGCAAGCCGGTCTGTAGTTTTTACGATCTGCTCGTAGAATGTTTGCAGCGCAAGGTGTGTGCCTTCATTGCGGGTTTTCCAGTGATGTGCCTTTGCAACATCTTGTGCAAAGAACATGTGCCCAATAAATTCACCAATTGTTGACATTTTATTTCTCCGTTGTGATTTGTTAAGTTGGATTGTAAGGGTTTTTGTCTGGCCACTTCGCGTCTATAGACAGTGCTTTCTCGATTGGCCATTTACACTTTGCCAATCTTGCATGAACTTTCTTGTAACCAATTCCTACAATTTCACATGCTTCAGATAAAGCATAAGTTTTACCGTTAAGCAAAACTTTTATGTTATTTCGCTTGTTTCGTGCTTGTTCTAGCTTTGATGCCCAGACGCAGTTTTCTAACTCGTAGTTTCCGTTGACATCTTTGCGCTCTATTGTGTGAGCATCGGTTGGAGGGTTTCCCATGTCTGCGTAAAAGTTTTCAAAACTTTTCCAACGCTCACAAACCTCAATCCCTCTCCCACCGTAAAACTCAAATGTCTTACTGCTTTGATTCAAGCATCGCTTTAAGAGTCCAGACCAGATTCCATAAACTCGTGTGTAACGCATACCGTGTGTAACAGGAGTAGACTTTACAGTCTCACTTGCTAAACAGCCACATGAGTTTGTGTTTCTACCTAACCAAGCGACTGGAATCAATCTTTCTACCCCGCATGTGCATACACACTTTGCGAACTTTCCTGATCCATTTACTGAAGGCGAATAACCTGTAACGGTCAAGCGACCGAAAATTGAGCCCAAAAAGGCTTCACTTACCTTGGCCATAAAACTCTTTCTGTGGAGACTCCAAAAGGGTAAGAATTGCCTTTCGGGGACGCCACTATTGCAGTGGAGATTAGGCTCCGATTGGAGCCTCCGCAGAAAGAGTCTTCAACCGTCACCCGAACTTTTCGCTTCTTACAGCGATGGGAAATTCCCTGCCAAGAATTCTAGCAGAAAAATAGGGGCCGAAGCCCCTATTTTAAACCGCCACGTTGAATTGAACCAACGTGTAGGTGTCATTGGCTTTGCCTTGCGCCAAGACGGTTTCCGCAGAAATGCGATTGACCTGTTCAGGAGTGAACTTGCCAATCTTCAATCCGTATGCCACGTTTGCAGTGAAGCGAACCCACTGAGTGCGTGAACTAGGACTCAAGTCAAATTGTACAAGTTGACCATTGAATTTGTCAGTCTTTGCAGCACTTTCGACAGCACCAACCAAGACAACACGCTGCTTCAAGCGAGCTTTGGGAAAGCCGTTTTCCTTCAGGAACTCAAGGTGCGCCTGCACCATCGTACCGTCAGAGCAAACAACACCATCGCCAGAGTAGCGAACCATGTCATCAGGTGCATCGTCATCTTCAGGACTCACAACGAAGCTGTCTTGGTAAGACAGCAACTCAAACACGATCTTGTCACCAAGAACTGTTTTACTTTCACGATCAATGAAAGAACCTTGTTGCGCCACCATTTGGCTCAAAGTGTTGTAGTCCACTGGCAGAGCATCTTTGAACACTTCCATGACACGCAGGTCAACGGTCTTGCTCAACGCAATTGCAGATGCAGGCTTTGTAGCCACAGCAGTTTGAGTCGAAGGCTTTGCAGCTTCGGTCTTGGTGGAGGTGTCAGACTTCACTTCAGCGGTAGCTGTTGCAGCGTCTTCAGTTTCAAACTCAGGTTTGTTTTTCAGGAGGCCCATAATTTCTCTCTTTCAATTTTGTTTTTCCGAACTATTCCCGGAGGTCAACCAGCGAAGTGCTGGATTGCTATTGTAACAGACTTTTTAGGTTCTGTCACAAATCTAACTCGACAGCCCGACCTTTCCACTGCGTCACAGCGGCTCGGTAAAGTCCATCGAGGCCCAAGACCGTGGTAGGTGCACTGAGCTTTTCAGTGCCGATACCCATCTTGAGGTATTGTGGAATCTCTCGCAAAGCAAGTTGGAACGATTCTTCTGAGGGGTACAAAGGTGAAGCCCCTGTATACCGCATGTAAGCCCGATACTTGCGATAGCATTGTGGTGCTGCAATTACAAGAACTGGTTCTCCAGCGAACTCAGACAGGTTAAAGTCAACACCCTCGGTCAGCGAGAAACTGTCAGTACTTGGAAG